CATTGCCGATGGCACCAGAGATGGTCTGATCGCCGAAGCGAACGCCGTTATGAACAGCAGGCAATGGCCGGGCAAGGCGGCACTCGGGCGACTGAAAGCAGATGAAATCAAAAGCTACAGTTTGTGGCTGGATTATCTGGACGCACTGGCCGCCGTCGATACGGCAACCGCGCCGGATATCATCTGGCCGGAGAAACCGGAATAAAACCAACCCCGCGCTGCGGGGTTTTTACTGCCCTGATACCGGCACGCACGGTTAATTATGGCCGTGTTGGCCATCAGCTGCAGCACTGTCAGAAGTGACCTTGCTTGATACATTTCCCGCGCCTCACTTCCTCCTGTTGTGCCAAACACCATACAACCCGCACCGACTGACCTGACGCCCGCCAGCCTGCAACATGGTCCTGACCCATTCTCTGGAGAAACTTTATGGCTCAGGATTCATATCACCACGGCGTCCGCGTGCAGGAGATTAACGAAGGCACGCGCACGATCAGCACCGTCAGTACGGCCATCGTCGGGATGGTCTGTACGGCTGACGATGCCGATGCCGCCACGTTCCCGCTGAATAAGCCCGTTCTGTTAACAGACGTACTGACGGCCAGCGGTAAGGCAGGAGAAAGCGGCACGCTGGCCCGCGCACTGGACGCTATCGGCGACCAGGCAAAGCCGGTAACGGTTGTTGTCCGCGTCCCCCAGGGCGAAACCGAAGCGGAGACTACTTCAAACATCATCGGCGGCGTGACCGCAGAGGGCCGCCGTACTGGCATGAAAGCTCTTCTTGCTGCGCAAAGCCAGCTTGGCGTTAAGCCCCGCATTCTCGGCGTGCCGGGGCATGACACTAAAGCGGTTGCCACGGAGCTGCTGAGCGTGGCGCAGTCACTGCGCGGTTTCTCCTACCTTACCGCTTACGGCTGCAAAACCGTTGAAGAGGCAATCGCTTACCGGGCTAATTTCAGCCAGCGTGAGGGGATGCTGATCTGGCCTGATTTCGTCAGCTGGGACACCACCACGAATGCAGAAGCGACGGCATACGCTACCGCCCGCGCCCTCGGCCTGCGCGCCAAAATTGACAACGATACGGGCTGGCACAAATCCCTGTCCAACGTTGGTGTAAATGGCGTGACCGGCCTTTCTGCGGACGTGTTCTGGGATCTGCAGGACCCGGCAACCGATGCGGGCCTGCTGAACCAGAACGATATCACCACGCTGATCCGTCGTGATGGTTTCCGCTTCTGGGGTTCCCGCTGCCTGAGCGACGATCCGCTGTTTGCGTTTGAAAACTACACCCGCACCGCCCAGGTGCTGATGGACACAATGGCAGAGGGCCAGATGTGGGCCGTTGACGGAACGCTGACGCCATCCCTTGCCCGCGACATTATCGAAAGCATCCGTGCGAAGCTGCGCAGTCTGGTCAGTCAGGGTTATTTGCTGGGCGCGGATTGCTGGCTGGATGATTCAGTGAACGATAAAGACACCCTCAAGGCCGGGAAACTCACGATTGACTATGACTACACCCCGGTTCCGCCGCTGGAAAACCTGATGCTGCGCCAGCGTATCACTGACCAGTATCTGATCGACTTTTCCGGCCAGGTAAAGAGCTAAGGAGCAATAACGATGGCACTGCCTCGCAAACTGAAATACCTGAACCTGTTTAACGACGGGAACAACTACATGGGCCTGGTGGAGTCCCTGACCCTGCCGAAATTCACGCAGAAATTTGAAAAATACCGTGGCGGCGGTATGCCGGGCGCGGTGGATATCAATATGGGCCTGGACGATGGCGCGCTGGATACTGAGTTTGAGATCGGCGGCACTGAGGCCCTGCTCTTTAAGCAGTTGAAAGTGGTAACCGTGGACGGCGTGCAGCTGCGCTTTGCGGAGTCCATCCAGCGCGATGATACCGGCGAAGTGCAGGCGGTGGAGCTGGTCGTACGCGGCCGCCATAAAGAGCTGGATTCCGGCACGCATAAGCAGGGCGACAGCAGCACCACCAAAGTCAGCAGCACCAACAGTTACGCAAAGCTGACCATCAACGGCGAGGTCATCTATGAAGTGGACCTGGTGAACATGGTGCACATCGTGGACGGCGTGGATCTGATGGAAGCGCACCGCGCCGCCATCGGTCTGTAATTTATGGCGCGGTTCGCCGCGCCTTCTCTCTTAACTCTTTTTTAACGCGGACTCATCATGAAAAACGAAAAAAACGAACAGCCGGAAAACGCACTGCCTGAAATTAAAAACGACGCCACCGTAATGCTGGATGCGCCGGTTGTGCGCGGCACGTCGGAAATTACGGAAATCGTAGTGCGTAAACCTAACTCCGGGGCGCTGCGTGGCGCACGCCTTCAGGCACTCATGGACATGGACGTGGATTCGATGATGCTGGTACTCCCCCGCGTCACCACCCCGGCTCTTACCCGCGCGGAGCTGATGATGCTGGAGCCGGGTGATCTGCTGCAGCTGTCGCTGGAGCTGGTCAGTTTTTTGTTGCCGAAGTCGGCGATGTCAGCTTTCCCGCAAAACTGATCGTAGAGGACCTGGTGGCGGATATCGCCACCGTGTTTCACTGGCCGCCCTCCGCCACGGCTGACATGACGCTGACGGAGCTTCTGGAGTGGCGGCACAAAGCCATTTTGAGAAGTGGAGCCTCCGATGAGTGATCGTAACCTGCGCCTGCAGGTTGTTTTAAATGCGGTAGACAAGCTCACCCGCCCGTTCAAACAGGCGCGCGCCAGCACTCAGGAGCTGGCCGCCGCCGTAAAAAAATCCCGCGACGCCCTCAAACAGATTAACCAGACCAGCTCACAGCTGGACGGCTACCGTAAGCTGCAGGCAGAAAGCCAGAAGCTGGGCGATCGGCTGAGCTATGCACGTCAGCGCGCCAGCCTGCTGAGCAACGAGCTGGGCCAGATGGGGCCGCCATCACAGCGTCAGATTGTTGCGCTTGAACGCCAGCGGCTGGCAGTACAACGGCTTGAGGAACGCCACGGCAGGCTGCAGCAAAAAGCCGCACAGGTGCGCGCAGAGCTGTACAGGGTCGGGATATCCGCTAATGACGGGACCAGCGCCACGGCCCGTATCGCCCGCGAGACCGAAAAATATAACCGCCAGCTGGCTGATCAGGAGGCCCGTCTGCGGCGTGTTGGCGAGCAGCAGAAGAAGATGAACGCTGCCCGCGAGCAGTACAGCAAAACGCTTGAGATGCGCGACAAGGTAGCGGGCGCAGGCGTGGCGATGACTGCCGCCGGGGTAGGTATGGGTGCGCCGGTCGTGGCGGCTGTTAAAAACTATGCAAGCCTGGAAGATGCCATGAAAGGCGTGGCGAAGCAGGTTAACGGGTTGAGAGATGATAACGGCAACCGCACCGCACAGTTCTACGAGCTGCAGGCCGCCATCAAAACGGCCAGCGAGCAGCTGCCGCTCCAGAACGGGGCCGTAGACTATGCCGCCCTGGTTGAAGGCGGCGCACGCATGGGGGTGGGTGAGAACGCGAAGACCTGGACGGAGCTGAAAAAAGAGCTGCTTGATTTTGCCTCTGTGTCTGCAAAAGCGGCAACCGCGTTTGAGCTGCCCGCCGATCAGCTGGCTGAGGATCTAGGAAAAATAGCCGGGCTGTATAAAGTCCCGACCAGCGAGATTGAGCGCCTGGGCGATGTAATCAACTATCTCGACGATAACGCCAAATCGAAAGGTGCGGACATTATCAACGTCATGCAGCGTATGGGGGGCGTGGCCGACAAGCTGGACTTCCGCAAAGCTGCCGCACTGGGTTCTACCTTCCTGACCTTGGGCGCCGCGCCGGAAGTCGCCGCCAGTGCATCGAATGCAATGGTGCGTGAACTGTCGATCGCCAGTATGCAAAGCAACCGTTTTATGGACGGCATGGATGCGCTGAAACTGAAACCCGCGCAGCTTGAAAAAGACATGGCGAGAGACAGCATGGGGACCATTGCCCGCGTGCTGGAAATGGTTAACCGTCTGCCGAAAGACAAGCAAATGAACGTCCTGACGCAGCTGTTTGGCAAGGAATTTGGGGATGATGCCGGGAAGCTGGCAAACAATATGGGGGAGCTGTACCGCCAGTTAGGGCTGGTTAAGGGAGCTGCATCAACCGGGTCAATGCAGAAAGAATCCGATATCAATAAAGATTCACTGTCTGCGCAGTGGATGCTCGTTAAAGCCGGAACGGCAAACGTCATGAGCGGGCTTGGTGAAACGCTGCGTGGGCCACTGATGGAAATCATGGGTTACATCAAGCAGGTTACAGGCGGCATTCGCCGCTGGGTTGAGGCTAACCCGGAGCTGGCAGGCAGAATGATGAAGGTTGCCGCTGTTGTTGCCGCCGTGACGGTCGCACTTGGCACGCTGGCGATTGCGCTTGCTGCCGTGCTGGGGCCGCTGGCGCTGCTTCGCTTCGGTGCCAGCATATTATCAACGCGGGGGCTTGCCCGTTTAAGTCCATTGCTGGGAGGGCTGGGCAAAGTTTTCACCTCGCTGGGGCCGGGGCTGAATATATCAGGTGCTGGATTCCAGAAGCTGTTCGGGCTGTTTTCAGGTGGAGAAGCGGGAGAGGCTGTTAGCTGGCTGGATAAAATCCGTAATGCTCTCGGCTCTTTCGGTGGCGATGACGAGGATAAAGGCTTACTTGATGCCTTCACGGACGGTGCAATGGGGAAAATCAAGGAGCACGCGCAGCAGGCGGGTGAAGCCCTGGTTGCATCGGTCCGTAACCCAATGGTAGCTATTCGCGCACTCGGTACGCAGTTGCGCGGGCTGGCCGCGATGGCATTCGCGCCGTTGCTGGCCTCTGTTCGTGGTGCCGGTGGCATGCTGCGGTGGCTGGTTATGTCCCCGATTGCACTGCTTCGCACCGGGCTGATGTTTATTTCCGGGGCGCTGACCGTGCTGTTAAGCCCGATCGGGTTGGTTGTGGCCGCGCTGGCCGGTGTGGCGCTGGTAGTCTGGAAATACTGGGAGCCGATTAAGGCGTTTCTGGGTGGTGTGGTTGAAGGCTTCAAAGCGGCATCTGCCCCGATCGCCGCCGCTTTTGAGCCTTTACAGCCTGTTTTCCAGTGGATAGGCGATAAGGTTAAGGCGCTGTGGGGTTGGTTTACTGACTTGATGACGCCGGTGAAATCGACATCGCAGGAGCTGCAGAGTGCAGCGGGAATGGGGCGGCAATTTGGTGAGGCGCTGGCCGACGGCCTGAATATGGTTATGCACCCGCTGGAGACGCTGAAATCTGGCGTCTCCTGGCTACTGGAAAAGCTGGGGATCGTCAGCAGTGAGGCCGCGAAAGCGAAGCTGCCGGACCAGATTACCCGGCAGCAGCCAGCTACTGTAAGCAGCGATGGGCGGGTTGCGCTGCCTCCTGGCGGATCGCCATACATGGGTTACGGAATGCCGGGGTTTGCTGGATTCCACGATAACGGTGGCGTTATCCCGCGCGGCCAGTGGGGCGTGGTGGGTGAAAATGGTCCGGAAATTGTGAACGGCCCGGCCAGCATAACCAGTCGCCGCCGCACAGCTGCGCTCGCTGCTGCTGCTGCGTTTGCATTCAGCAGCGTTTCACAGCCAACTGCTGCAGCCACGCCGAAACCATTGCATCCGTTCAGCCTGCCAGCTGTTGAATACCGGGAGGAAATGCCGCGCCGTGCGTCTGCGCCTGTGGTCACTCAGCCTGTCAGTATTCACGCGCCAATCAGCATTTACGCCCAGCCAGGGCAAAGCGCAACCGACATAGCCCGCGAGGTAGCGCGACAGCTTGATGAGCGGGAACGCCGGGCAAGCGCCCGTACGCGCAGTAATTTTTCAGACAGGGGAGACTTCGAATGATGATGGTGCTGGGGTTATTCGTTTTCACACTGAAAACAATCCCGTATCAGGAGCTGCAGCTGCAGCGCCAGTGGCGTCATGCCAGCAACAGCCGGGTTAATGCCCGGCCAGTGCTGCAGTTTGTAGGTCCCGACACGGACACAATCACGCTTAACGGCACGCTAATGCCTGCCATCACTGGCGGCAGACTCTCAATGCTGACGCTGGACCAGATGGCGGAGACGGGCAAAGCCTGGCCCCTTATTGAGGGCAGCGGCACGATTTACGGCATGTTTGTTATAGAGAGTATCAGCCAGACTAAACGCGAGTTTTTCAGCGATGGCGCAGCGCGACAGATTGAGTTCACAATCACCCTGAAAAGGGTGGATGAGTCACTTACTGAGATGATGGGCGATCTGTCAGGCCAGCTCACCCAGCTCAAAGATTCGGCCATATCTATGGCCGGGGGGTTATTGTCATGATGGGTTTTGGAGCAGCACTAATCCCGGCGTACCGCGTCACACTGGAAAGCAGGGATATCACAACCACAATTGAATCCCGGCTGATATCGCTGATGCACACGGACAACAGGGGGTTTGAGGCTGACCAGCTGGATCTGGAGCTGGACGACGCAGACGGACTGCTGGAATTACCCCGCCGTGGCGCGGTGCTGTCTCTCGCGATCGGCTGGCAGGGGGAGCCGCTGTTTGTGAAAGGCCAGTTTACGGTAGACGAAATTGAGCACTCAGGTGCGCCGGACCGGTTAACCATCCGGGCGCGGTCGGCCGACTTCCGTAGCACGTTGAACATCAAGCGGGAAAAATCATGGCATAACACCACAGTCGGGGCAGTCGTCAGCGAGATGGCCGCCAGGCACAAACTGCAGCAGGCAATTGGCGACGATATGGCAAAGCAGCCGGTGGACCATATCGATCAGACCAATGAGTCTGACGGGTCATTTCTGATGAGGCTTGCCCGCCAGTATGGCGCTATTGCGTCAGTTAAAAACGGCAATCTCATGTTTATTCGCCAGGGGCAGGGCGTGACGGCCAGCGGGAAGCCGCTGCCCGTCATGACGATCACCCGTTCAAGCGGTGACGGTCACAGGTTCAGCATGGCTGATCGCGGAGCCTATACGGGTGTGGTTGCCAGCTGGCTGCACACCAAAGAGCCGAAAAAGAAGCAGGAGGTTAAGGTTAAGCGCCGCCGCCGTCGGAAAGCAGCTGCTAAACCTACAAAAACTCCTGAGCCGAAACAGGGTGAATATCTTATCGGTACCGATGAGAACGTAAAGATTCTGAGCCGCACCTATGCCAACAAAGCCAATGCCGAACGCGCTGCCAAAATGACATGGGAGCGTATACAACGTGGAGCAGCAACGTTTTCCATCAATCTGGCTAAAGGGCGCGGCGATCTGTTCCCGGAGCTGCCGGTGAAGGTCAGCGGATTTAAGGGGGCAATAGACGAGGCGGACTGGACGATTACAGCTGTTATCAACACTATTGGCGAAGGCGGCTTCACAACCTCGCTTGAGTTAGAGGTAAAAATAGCTGATCTCGATATGGAATAATTGGTTCTCGAAATTGAATAATCGTGTATCATTATTGCGATTTCAGCAAAGGCGGCGGGATAATAATTATGATGAACTGTCCAGATTGTGGTAGCGCAGCGCACACAAGAAGTAGTTTCCAGGCATCAAAAACTACTAAAGAGCGCTATAACCAATGCCAAAATATTAACTGTGGATGTACTTTCATCACTCATGAAACTTTTGTACGGTACATTGTAAAGACTGAAAGCGTTGCAAAGGTGCCTCCGCATCCTAGCGCTGGAGGTCAGAGCCATATGATTTTCTAACAAGACCCGCTTAATGCGGGTTTTTTATTGCATCCAGTCCAAGCGGCCGTCGCCATTTTGCCGCCACTGGCATAAAAAAAGGGGCTACGCTTTCACGTAACCCCTTGTTTTATTTGGTGGAGCTGGCGGGAGTTGAACCCGCGTCCGAAATTCCTACATCCTCGGCACTACATGCTTAGTCAGTCTTTACAT